AGGTTTCTAGTAGATACTTTTTCAGTGAACAGGAAGAAAAATGGGCATTTGGTGATAGTAAGGACTACTTTTACAAAGATGAAAAAAGAAACGAAGATGAGGACAAGGACTACAAATAATGACAAAAATCAGTATTAAACAAAAGTAAAACGGTAGATTTCACAAAAACAACCAATGTTTTTGGTGAAGATTTACAAATACAAAGATACGACACAATGAGGTATCCTATATTTGATAAGTTAACACAACAACAGCTAGGTTATTTTTGGAGACCTGAAGAAGTATCTTTACAAAAAGATAGAAATGATTACCTTGATTTAAGAGATGAACAAAAGTTTATTTTTACATCTAATCTAAAGTATCAAACAATGTTAGATAGTGTACAAGGTCGTGGTCCATGTCTGGCCTTTTTACCTTTTGTATCATTACCAGAGTTAGAAGGTGCCATTGTAGCATGGGACTTTATGGAAACTATTCATAGTAGAAGTTATACATATATTATTAAAAACCTTTACTCACAACCAGGTGAAGTATTTGATACGATTATAAAAGATGAGAAGATTGAAAAGAGAGCTAATTCAGTTACAAAAACTTATGATGATTTGATTAAATTAGGTTATCAATGGACATTAACACCAGATAAAGTTGATATGTATGAACTTAAAAAGAGATTATATCTAGCAATGATATCAGTAAACATATTAGAAGGCTTAAGATTTTATGTATCATTTGCTTGTAGTTTTGCCTTTGGTGAACTAAAGAAGTTAGAAGGTTCTGCTAAGATTATATCATTTATTGCTAGAGATGAAAGCCAACATCTAGCAATGTCACAAAGAGTTATTAATAACTGGAGAGACCATGAAAATGATAAAGACTTCTTAAAGATTATTAAAGATACAGAGAAAGAAGTTTATAAAATGTATGATGACGCTGTACAGGAAGAGAAACGTTGGGCAACTTATCTATTCTCAAAAGGTTCTATGATAGGTTTATCAGAAAAACTTTTACATCAATTTGTTGAGTACACAGCGAATAGAAGAATGAGAGGTATACAATTGACAACAGTATATGATCAAAAAAACTAATCCATTACCATGGACAGATCATTGGTTAAACAGTAGAAGTACACAAAACGCACCACAAGAAACAGAAATAGAAAGTTATGTTATTGGTGGTATTAAACAAGACGTTAAGAAAGATCAATTTAAATCTTTTAAACTATAATGATTGAAAAAAGACAAAAAACTTGTTCCAGTTGCGAAACTAAATATACAGTAGAATGGGATATCAAGGTACAAGACCTTGAGCCATTAACTTGTCCATTTTGTGGACGTGAAGTAGAGGAAATTGAAGAAGATGAAGGTGAAGAAACAGTATGGACAAACGAATCCGAAGACGATAATTGGAATTGATTATAGTTTAACAAGTCCTGCCATCTGTATTACAACAGATTTTATATTTAAAAACAGTAAGTTTTTTATTTAACAAATAAGAAAAAGTATATTGGTCCTATGTCCAAAAATATTATAGGCACGGAACACAAAGAATACGATACACCTATTAGGCGATTTAGTCAAATATCAGATTGGGTGTACGAACTGATAGAAGATACCATACACACAGAGCAGTTAGTTTACATAGAGGGATATTCTTTTGGATCAAAAGGACAAGGTATATTTCAGATAGCAGAGAACTGTGGTATTCTAAAGTATAGATTACAAGAGTTTAATATACATTACGATACTGTTGTTCCTAGTGTAGTAAAAAAAAGGTGACCACTGGAAAAGGTAATGCTGATAAAGATATGATGTATGAATCCTTTTCTAAAGAAACAAACACAGACTTAAAAAAGATATTTGATACAGTAAAGGTTGGTAACCCTATATCAGATATTGTTGATAGTTATTATATAGCAAAAGTTGGTTATGAAAATTCAAACAATCACTAGTTGGAACAATAAGTTACATAAAGAATATGCTCATAGATTTGAGAAAACATATAACTGGCCATTTGACTTATTGGTCTATAACGAAGATGTTGATATGTTTGATAAGATACCTGATCTCAAAAAATTCATAGAAAGAAATAAAGATAGAGAAGTTGAATCATTTAAAAAAGATGGTGTAAGATTTTCTTATAAAGTTTATGCTTATACACATGCAATAGAAAATACTTCAAGTGATGTAGATGGTTTAATTTGTATAGACGCTGATAGTGTATTCTATAAATCAATAGATGTAGATTGGATTAAAAAACATATTCATAAAGACGATTGTATGATGTCATATCTTGGTCGTGGTAGTAATTATAGTGAGTGTGGTTTTTTATATTTTAATATGAAACACGATCAAATAAGAAACTATGCTCGTTACATGAAAAAAGATGTATGATTTTAATGAGATATATAGTTTAAGCGAATACCATGATAGTTATGTTTGGGACTATGTGAGAAAAGTTTTTGAAAGTGAATTAAAAGTAAAGAATAATAATATTGGTGACAACAAAGGTGGTCATGTACAAGCAAGATCAATATTGGGAACTGTCTATGATCATACAAAAGGCAAGAGAAAACTGGTAGGAAAAAGTCCAGAGATAAAATTATGATAAAGATTTTTATAGGTTTTGATAGTAAAGAAAAGATTGCTTACCACGTCTTATCACAAAGTATATTAAGACAATCAACAAGACCTGTGTCCATAACACCATTATACCTACCAAATATAAAATACGAATTTAGTAGAGAACGAGGTAAAATAGAATCAACGGAGTTTTCTTTTAGTAGATTTATTGTACCTAAACTTATGGACTATTCAGGTTGGGCATTGTTTATGGATTGTGATATGTTAATGAAGACAGATATATCAAAACTATGGGCATTAAGAGATGATAGATATGCTGTACAAGTTGCTAAACATGATTATGTACCAAAAGAAAAGACAAAGTTTTTAGGACAAGAACAAACAAAATATCAAAAGAAAAACTGGTCTAGTTTTATGTTAATGAATTGTGATAAGTGTACAGCATTAACACCAGATTATGTTAATACAGCTTCAGGATTACAATTACATCAATTTAAATGGTTAGATGATGAAAAACTAATAGGTGATTTACCATTAGAATGGAATTGGTTAGTTGGTGAATATGAACACAAAAAAGATGTAAACAATGTACACTATACAAAAGGTGGACCATACTTTAAAATTATAAGAAGTGTCATTATGCCGAAGAATGGTTTGATACCTTTAAAGATACAACAAAGGTTGATATGTAATGAACACAATAGATGTTTATGAAAATACAACAACAGCTAAAGGTTTCAAACACGATTTAATGATGTCCTTTTATCAAGGCGTCAACAAAACAAATAACCAAGATTGGCAAGCTAATCTAATTACCGACTATAAAGTATCAACAGGAACACACGCCTTTTGTTTCAACTATCAAAGAGTTATAGATAAGGATAATAGACCTGCTTTAGAATTAAGAAAGAACATAATAGACAGATATGAACCACCTGGTAAAATATTTTACTTTGATAGTAACGTTTTGGTTTCTTATGAAACAAAAAAACACCACTCAACAGATTCATATGTTAGAATAGCTTATGGTAATGTTTATCCAGACAAAGCAAAATATTTTAATAATAATCCATCATCTAATAGATGGAATACTATGAAAGAAAGATTAAGCATAAAGGTAAAAGATTATGATAAATCAGGTGAACAAATTTATATCTGTTGTAATAGAGGTAGTGGTGGTTATTCAGCCTTTGGTAAGAATGCTGCTCAATGGGCCATAGAAACAATACAAGAGTTAAGACAATTTACAAAAAGACCTATTGTAATTAGATTACATGGTGGTCAAGGGTATCCTACAGTTGAGGCAGATGTACAAAGACTATATGAGTTTAAAAAGAATAATAAAAATGTTGACATACACACTCCTAATGGTAACTATCCAAAATTATTAGAAGAAGTAAGAAAAAGTTATGCCGTTGTAATATATACCTCATCATCAGGAGCACCTGCTGTAATTGAAGGTAAACCTTTATTTGTAACTCACCAATCAAGTTATCTGGCACCTATGAATGCTGGTCATTTAAGTAAAATTGAAGAACCTAATATAAATTTAGATAGAGAAAAGTTTTTATGGTCTTTAGGAGAAAGTCATTGGACTTTACGTGACATAGAAACAGGTATATACTTTAATAAATTTTTGGAGAATATAAATGAAAACTAATAATAAAACGGTATGGCGTTGTGTTGATTGGGGAAGTGATAAGGCACAAGAAAGATTTGAAGGAGGTAAAAATAGAGCAGATCCTTATATACTTAATATGTCAATGGGTACAAATGGTATCTATATGAATGATGAAAAACTTGATTTAGAAAATGACGATAGACCTTGTGTGTTTAGAGGTTTAGGTAAATCACCTCATATAAACAAATGTATAGAGAAAAAAATACCCTTTATGTATATCGATACAGGTTATTTTGGTAATGGTCCGAGAAAACAGTGGCATAGAGTTGCTTACAATAATCTACAAACATTAAATCACCGATCATTTGATGAAACAAAAAATTATTAGTAGATGGACTAGGTAATGCAAAGTCTAAACATATGATAAACAACCGGTTTCCTGAAATAATGGGTTGTGATTATAAAAAATATAAACCTACAAAAACTTCGAGAGGTGCTAAGATATTGGTTGTACCGCCAAGTCAAAAAGTATTTAACCATTTTGGAGCTGATGCAAAACATATACAGATAATCTAGTAGAAAAACTTAAAAAACTTACTGATAGAGAAATAGAAGTTAGAGAAAAATTAGGCAGATCAGAAAGAGTACATTTTACATTACAAGATCAATTATCAACTGGTCAATATCATTGTATAGTTACCTTTAATAGTATCGCCTCAATAGAATCTGTAACAGTAGGCATACCTGCTATTGTATTAGGTCTTAACGCTGGTGAATTTTTAAGTGAAACTAATTTAAAAAATATAGAAAATCCTTATTTACCACATGCGGAAAAATAAGACAACACGTATTTTATTTAACACTATGTCAATTTTCTAGTGAAGAAATGCAAAGTATATTGACTAAAAGAACTGTTGAAATATTACAAGGAGATCAAATACCTAGAGAGTTTAAAATATGAAAAGTTTTCAACAGTTATTTGACGAACACATAGGTAATGGTATTTTTAAAATGGTCACATTATCCAGAAATATACGATAAGCATTTTGAAAAGTATAGAGATCAACCAATTAATATATTAGAAATAAACTATTGGGAATCTTCCAAGAATAAAACTGTAAACTTTATGTCATATCTAAAAGATAAAATAGATGAATTGAATATCAAAAGAACTATGCGTCTTAAAAACTCGGCAGTACACCCCTGGAAAGATGTAGAAGTTAGGTT